CCCCCCGGCAGCGGGGGCGCGCAGGTGGCTTCCGCGCAGCAAGGTTTTCCCCGCCGCGCGGAAGCGCTGCTTAAGGATGGTCGGCCGGCTTGAGTCACGAAGAAGAGGGGCGTCGACGCTGAAGTCTGCGAGTGCGGCCTCGCTTCGGGTCGCGGTATCGTCGTCGCCGGTGATGGTCAGGAATGTTGCTGTCGCGCATTCCGCCACCAGCCCCGCCCGTCAGAAGGCCGCCGCCACCCGTCATTCCGCTGGCGTCTTCAATATTGCTGTCACGCATTCCGCCGCCTGCACCGCCCATGCGGATCAGTTCTTGCGGGACCGGAACAGGCCATTGCGGCGCGTCTTGTTGCGGTAGAGCGTAAAGCTCACTTGGCGTCTGCGGCATTTGTGGTGCGGGCGCTTGGCCGAGAACTGCGCGCTCGATTGCGGCTGCGTCCATAGGCGGGCCAGCATATCGTTGTGCCGTTGGTGCAAGGCCAACTTGGCTGCCGTCATAGGTTGGATTGCGAAGGCTCAAGCGGTTTTCAGCGAGAATCTTCCACCATGGTTTTTGCATATCCATTATCGGGCCTCACAAAAGGCCACGCAGACGGCGCGGCTTGAGCATTTCAGAGAGCATTGTGGTCGTGGCAGGCGTTGGACCGCTCGGCGTCAAGGTGGGTGCCTGCACGGGTTCATCCGGCGTCTTGGGTTTAATTTCACCCGGCTCAAATAGATCGAGCAGCCCGCGAATATCATCAGACGCAATCTTGCGGAGCGCGCCTTCATTATCCATCGGGTCTTTCATAAAACCCGGCACGTTGGTTGTGTCAGGTGTAACCGTTGAATTGGCCTGCGCTTGCGGCGTTGCTGGCGTGCTGCCGTCGCTAAACTTCGCAAGCCACTTGGCTGCAAACTGCGAAGCTGGCGCGTTCGGATCGCCGCCATTCCATGCAACAGCCTTTGTGCCGAGCAACTGTCCGGCAGGCGCGTCAGGATTGGCTAACAGCTTTGATGCACCGCCCGCGCCTTGCTGGTGCGCGAGGTACAATTCACCGGCTGACGGGTCGCGCCCGAGCCTATTCCGCAAGACGTTTGCATTGTCACGCGCAAACCGTCCTGCCGCATCCGCTGACTGGTGAAAGTCATACGGATCAGACAGGCCGTAAGCCTTGGCCGTGCTAGGGATGAATTGAAAATCACCCGCTGCGCCGCTTTTGGGATTGTAGGTGTTTTGCCCATTGCGGCTTTCAATCTGGCGCGTGCGCGCCAAATAGCCTTCCGGCAGATTGTATTGCTGCTCAATCTTGCGAAGATAATCAGCCGGGTTCATGCCTTGGCCTTTTTCTTAGCGATGCGGTTCTTCGGAACCGATGGGTCAAACTTGACCGCCTTCTTGCCGCCGATCTCCGCCACCTGACCCGGCATCTTCTTCTCAATGTCATCGGCCATCAGGCCCACAACCTTGGGATACGACTTCGGATCGCCCTTGTAGCGGTAGGAATAGACGTCAAGGCCGGTTGCCTTGTCCTTGCCGACCTTCTGCATGTCGGTCTTCATGTCCTTGTCTGAACCCATCAAAAGTGGCAGCAACTTTGCCATGCCTGCTGCGGCTGAACCCGCGCCGCCGAGAATGCCGCCAATATCCATGCCGCCGCCGCTTTGCGTCGTGGTCTGCGTGCGGCCATAGGGAGACATGCCCAAGGCAGCCAAGCGCGTGTTCAACTGCTCAAGCGGATAGTCGCGGGCTTCAACGAAGCGGCTGTATTCGTCATCCAAATACCGCTGTTCCTGCTCTTGCTGCATTCCGCCGATAGACAACAAGCGCGCCAAATCAGTGCCGAGCGCCGCATTGGCGTCGTTGCCCAACTGGCCCATACCAAGTGCGGCCTGCAACTGACGGCCATAATCCTGTTGCGTGGCGTTCTGGTTAGCCATCTGCGCCTGCAAGCCGAGGCGGTTCACGTCCAAGCCTGCGGCCTGATTAGCCAACTGCGCCTGCATCATGGCGGCTTGATTGGCTAGCTGGCTGCGCTGATCGAGGCCCGCCAACTGCAAGCCCGTGTCACGGTTTGCAATCTGGCCCTGCATGTTCGCGCTCTGGTTGGCAAGCGAGGCTTGCATTCCACGGTTCTGATCCGCCGTGATCTGTTGAAGCGCGCGGTCATAGCCCTGCGCCCGCACATTGGCCGACAACTCGCCTGCCCGCTTGGCTGCATCGCCCATCAGCGCGCCTTCCTGCACGCCCTGACGCGATCCGCCGAAGGAGCCTGCACGCGCCGCCTGATCGCCAATCGTGTTCAAGCCTTGCTGTGTGCCTGCCTGCAAATTCTGCAAGGCGTAGCTTTCAACCTGATCCAGATACGGGTTCATGTAGGCCGAAACGTCCGCATCCTTAAACGTCTGTGCCGTCACATTGGCCTGATTGGCGTCAATCGGCTGACCGGCGTAACCGTTCCAGTTGTTTTGGACCGTTGGCGCATAGGCTTCCATGTAGCCGAACTGATCGTTGACATAGGGCGTCTGGCTATTGCCAGCCATGTTCGCCATGCCAATCGCGTTATCATACACGCCTTGATACGCGCCGATGTTGTTCCGGCCATAGTCAAAAGCGGCCTGCTGATCGGGCGAGAAGCCAGCAACCGCGTTGCCGCCATAAGGCTGATACGGCTGGTTCGCCACGTCCTTAGCAAAGTTATAGTTTTCCTGCGAAGCCGCTTCGACCCATGCGGGGAGTTTGACTTCAGATGTTTGGGTTTTAGAGCCGCCGCCCATGTTTGTGTCCTTACTTTACAAAGGGCCAGAATTTGATGACGAAAGTTGAGGCTGCACCGGCAATACCGGCCATCCCCGCCATGATCCATTTTGCGCCCTTGGCTTTTTGCCAATCGGCATGAATGTCATCGAGCTTTTTGGCTGCTAGCCGAAGTTGCTCTGACAGGTGATCTACCTTGACTTCCAAAGCGACAATGCGTTCGCGCGTATCGTCCATGCTAGTTAGTCCTTGCACCAAGCAGCGCGCCGCGCGTTGTTCACTTTCACTTCCACAATCGTCTCCGCAGTATCCTGCGAAGACCATCGAATGGGCCGCCAGACGCTGCATTCAGTCTCTGCGGAAACCATCGTTTGCGCGCAACCCGTCAGGGTCAGCGAGCAAGCGACGAGCGCGCTCATCAGCATCCAACGCATTTTGCAGCCTCTTCATTTCTTGCATTTGCTGGCGCGAGATATGTGTCGCCACAGCGTCCTTCTGAACTTTGAGATAGGCCCCGATGCACAGCGCCATCAGGAATATGCCAATGGCAATCCAGCGACCGATCGGGGAGACTAAGAGCGTGAGAAACGGCATCAGTAGCCGTCCTTGTCCATGCGCTGCTTGCGCCAGTACCAGATCGCACCCGCCGCAATTACAACCAGCAAAAGCACCACGAAATTCGGGTTCTTGAGCAGGTCCAGCACGCTTGTCAGATTGTCGCCAGTTTCCTGCAACTGTTTCGCCACATCGCTGGCTGCCGTGATGGAGGCTGCGCCGCCTGCCAACAGGGCCGCATTACCCTCTTTTGACTGACGCATCTTGCGCGGCGGATCGACTTGCTGCGGCATGTCGGCATCGGGCTTCTGATCGGTCGGCGCACCGCGCCACATATCAGCCTCAGCCTTGCGCCGGTTGACCAAGCCCTGCACGACACGGCCACCCGCGCGCGTCCACTTCATCAGTTCGGACGGCACTTCGTCATAGCCATTGGCATTCAGCTTTTTCAGCAGCGTTGACTTGCGGAACGCACCAATGCCGACATTGAACACAAACGACACAAGCGTATCAAACTGGCGCTGGTTCACATGAACCTTTACGGCAGCGATCACATCGCGCTCGATTGACCGCAGATCGCGGCGCAGAATGTCATTCGCCTCGGCCTCGGTAATCTTCATGCCAGAGACAGGCTTCGGATCGCCCATGGCTGCCGTGTGACCCACGCCAATCGTCCAGACATTGGCCGGACACAGATAGGCTTTCAGCTTCACGCCTTCCCATCGTTTGATGAAGGCGATGCCGTGGTCCGATGTTTTCATGTCAGAACTCGCGTACATACACGCGGGTCGTTTCAACCCAGCCGTGCTTGTCTATTTCAAATTGGCGCATCCAGCCGGGACGCCCAAAGGCGCGCAGGCCATCCGCCCCAATCTCGTGGGCGAACTGCTCCAACAGCGGGTAGATGCGTTTCAGTTCATCCAGATTGCCGACCGCAAAGACAATCTCGACGTATCGCTTGCGCGGGAAGTCCACGATCTGCGTGACCACCCAGCTTTCGCCATCCACGAAGGACTGCATGTGTCCTTCGCTAATCTCATGCAGAATGTCTTCCAGCGTGTAAGTGTCGCCCGCAACAGCCAGAGCCTTGCGGAGCTTTTGCTTAACGCTCAGTCCCATCCATCACCGTGGTTGTGAGCGTGCCGGAATTATCAACCGTGACAGCCCACGATTTTCCATCTGGCGAGCGCAGAATGACACGGCCCGCTTCCTCATTGGTCTTGACGCAAAAGTTCAACGTCTGCCGAAGCTGCGTTAGGAACTGCGCGAACCATGCCTGATTGTAGTCGCTTGGCGGAATCGTGTTGTTAATCACCGATCCGCTCCTGTCTTGACCTCAAGGCGCACATTGCCGAGCGCCCAATCGCCATCCTTGGCGTTCTCGATCCGCAGGCGCACATCGCGGCCATTCACGCGCGTATCCATGTAGCCATCAGCGCGAGCCGTGTACGGGCCAAAGGAGCGTTCTGTGCCTTCGGCAGTCTGCCGCGCATAGAATCGCACCTTCATGCTGTCATAGCCGCGCCCGTTAGCAGGGATTGCCTGATTGATGACGAGGTTGCGTCCGTCGCCTGTTTGCAGGACGGCGCTCTCGGCATAGACCTGACCGACGCGCGTATTGTTGCCGTCAAGCCAGCCGCGCTCATGGTCGTAGAGAAATCCGTTCTTGTCGCCCGCAATCGGATAGGGACGCGCGCCGGACGGAGCCATGGCTGTGCGGCTTAGTTCGCCAATCGCCCACCATTGCTCAAAGTAATTATAAACGACATACCGATTGCATTCGGTATTGCCCTGCGACGGGTAGAAGAACCACGCCTCGGGGAACGTACCATTGGCTGCCGCAAAAGCGCGATACGGGCCATAGACCGGATCAATGTCGCCCAGCACATATTCGACTACAGGGCATTCAAGCAGGCGCAGATTGCCGTCATAGAAATAGAACCCGCCCTTGCCGAGCCACATGGCGCGACCGGCGATGGTCGTGACCATGTTCGGGTTGTACAGCGACGTCTCACCGACCCGATTGATAGAATAGACAAAGGGGCTGCCGATGAAGG